GGCAGCTTGGATAGTGTGCCAATGCCCAATTCCTATGTTATCCCCAATGGGAATGGTAATAACTCGGCTGCTATCTTAGGTGCAGATAGACGATCTGTGAAACAAAGCCAGCCTCTGACTCGGTGTAATGTCGGAGGCGGCGCAACTGCCATAGTGGTGTTTGATGATGAAGATTTCTATGGTAGTGGCACAAGTGGTGCACATGGCGGCTCTGGGCTGTCAGCAATAGGTGGCTCTCTTCGACTAGGTGAACTTCGCCCCGGTCAAGTAGGGCCGAAGCATGTACTCAAGATTAATGTATATGCTAAACAGTTTTTATATCCTGGCTCCACTAGAGCCAATTGCTATAGGTGGCCAGCCACTACGGCAGATAGCTATGCAGTAGGTTGGTATGGTTCCAACTCTAATGCAACGAACACTAGCAATACCAATATGAAGATGGGAGCCTTAGTAGCGATTCCTTCCACAACTAACATCGCTTCTCTCGGACTAGAAACCGAGCCAGCTACTCAACTAGCCTGGACCCTTCAGAACTATGGTGCCTACATCGCAGATGATACATGGGGGCCAGGATTTGTTTGGAATGCTGAAGATGGTTTAGCAGGATCAAAAGAAGTTGAGTTTGGCAATGACTGGGGTTTTGGGTTCTTCCAACGGTACAACGATAACTCGCCCTGGACGCGGGACCAAGTGCGACTCCTTACTGCCTTGCGGTGTGTCTCCAACAACGGCCCCTCTGCGGTAGGTGGTGGTGGAACTCCACGGCAAGCCTTAGCTGATCCTCTTTCTGGTACGTGGATTTCTGAAGCCCATGCGTTCAGTAACTCTGCTGCCAGTCTTGCAGTCGGTATCCCATCAGGAACCGTTAATGGGCATGTTCTATTAGCTGGAATTAGCTATACCGGAAATATGACGATTGTTACCCCGCCTGGGGGCTGGACCCTGATTGCTACCAATTCAAGTGGCACTCTCTCGTCAGATTCAAAATTATCAACCTACTGGAAAGTAGCAAACGGAGAATCTGGGAATTATACCTGGACATTTAATACTGCTGGTGCAGTAAATGGTTTTGTATGGGCCTTGAAGGATATTGACACAAGTACCCCAGTGAATGCCTCTGCATTGAATAGTGGCACTGGGACGACCGTAACCCACTCTTCGGTTACACCAACTGTCAATAACACCCTTCTCTGTGCCATTGCTTGCAATGCTGCTGCAACTAGTTCTTTTTCTACTCCGACTTTCTGGAGTAGTCGGAATGGGGTTGGTACAGGTTCAAATGTCCAATCCGTAGGTAGGACCGCCTCTTATTACGATACTGTAGCCACAGGCAATATCACTAGTACGTCAGGCGCGAATGCAAAATGGTCTAGCCAGTTGTTGGCTTTGACTCCACAAACTACCCTTCCCACTAGTCCACTATTTGTAACGGGTGTGTCTAATACTGGGTCTCTCGGTAGTGTTGGAGTGGTTCGTAGAATCGCTCTATAACAAGGAGATAATCATAGACAAGACATTGGAAAAGTATTATGAGGCCAGGATGGAGTTGTTTGCATCCCAAGGCTGGAAAGATTTATGTGAAGATGTAAAAGGCATAGTAGAGAATATAAACGATGTACGTAACCTAAATAATATCGAACAACTCTATTTTAAGAAAGGGGAGTTGTCTATCCTCGAATGGTTTCTGTCACTAGAGGGTTTATCTCGTGATACATATGACCGACTGTTAGAGGGGAGATAATGCCAATATACACATATGCTTGTCCTAATAACCATTATCAGGAGAGTTTTAGACGCATGGATGATAGACATGCTCCTGAAGTATGTAAAGTCTGTAATCAGGAGAGTACGCAAGTAATTACTCCTGTAGGAATTTATCTGGAACCCTTTACCGGGGATTTTCCAGATGCTGCTGCAAAATGGGAACGTCACCATGCCGAGAAACTTGCTTGGGAATACAAGCATGAACGGCAGCACGACGAATTGAAGTAATTTCCAACAATCTATATAAAGGACTGGAAAATGAGTGAAACACAAGAAAGTGGTAATGAGCAAATTGTTGATGTTTTAAACCCATTAACTGATGTTGGTGAAGCTCCTGAAGTTCAGGCCCTGGAGAGTGAGTTGGAGAATGAACTGCCAGCTAAATTCCGGGGTAAAACGGCTAAGGAAATCGCTCAATCTGCCCTGGAGGCAGAGAAATTGATCGGCAAACAAGGCCATGAACTGGGGGAACTCCGCAAGATCGTTGATGGATACCTTAAATCTCAACTGAATCCTCCTGCCACAAAAGGAGCGAATGAGACGGAAGCGGAAGCTGCCAAACGTGATCCAGAATATGAAGCTGGTCTACGGTCGATTAAGAAAATGGAAACCGAGCTACAGTTGCGTGATGCTCACCCAGATTTTAAAGAGATTGTTAAGGACCCAGACTTTGCAGAATGGATTGGAGCATCCAAGACTCGGGCAAAACTATTTACTGCTGCTGATAAGGAATATGATTTTGATGCGGCTGATGAATTGTTCACTACCTGGAAACAGATTAAAACTCTCAAGGCAACGAAGGAGGTTGAATCTGGTGCAGAAGAAGAGCGGAAGACTGCTTTGAAAGCTGCCAAAACGAGTAATGGTGCAGGGGGTGGTGGTTCTGGTAAGAAAATCTTTCTTCGTGCTGACCTCATTAAGCTACGTCAACATAACCCCGATAAGTACAACGCAATGGATGCCGAGATTCAATTGGCATACCGGGAGAACCGCGTTCGCTAATCGGGAATAGCGAATAATAATTAAGGGAGCATAAAAATGGCTTTAGGTACTAATCAAGTAACTGTAGCAGTCGCAAACAATTTCATCCCGAAATTGTGGAGCGACGAAGTGGTTGCATCCTACCAGTCTAATCTGGTGTTTGCCAATCTCATTAAGCAAATCAATTGGGTTGGGAAAAAAGGCGATACCGTCCATATTCCAAATCCAAGCCGTGGCGCAGTTACCGCCAAGGTAGCTAACACTCAAGTTAGCTTTGATGCTGCGACCAACGCCGATATTGCGGTGGTGATCAACAAGCATTACAACTACTCGAAAATGTACGAAGACATTGCTGATATTCAGGCATTGAGTTCGATGCGTGCATTTTACACCGATGATGCTGGCTACCAACTGGCGAAACAGATTGATTCTGATCTGATTGCTTTGGGTTCGGCTTTCCAAGGTGGTTCGGGTACTGCTGCTTACAGTGGTGCATTCTCCGGTGCGGACGGTACTACGGCTTATGCCGATGTGGCGCAAACTGGTATGGGCGCTTTGACTGATGCGGCCATTCGTCGGGCAATTCAACGCCTGGATGATGTGGACGTTCCCCAGTCGAATCGTTTCCTGGTTGTTCCTCCGACTACGCGCAATACCATGATGGGCCTGTCTCGGTTCACCGAGCAAGCTTTTGTGGGCGAAGCTGGTGGTGCAAATACCATTCGTAACGGTCAGATTGGTGATGTGTATGGTGTGCCGGTATTGGTTACTTCCAATGCTGCCACCACGACCACTGGTGCCAATCGTGTTTGCCTGTTGGGCCATAAGGATTGTATGGTTCTGATCAAACAACTGGAAGTTCGGGTCCAATCGGATTACATCCTGGAATACCTGGGCACTGCGGTTGTTTGCGATACCATTTATGGTTTGCGCGAATTGCGTGACAATTCGTTGGTTGCCCTGGTCGTTTCGCCGTAATAGCAAGTGATTATGGACTGCTCTTCGGGGCAGTCCATTTCTTTAGTTTCTCAACTACCAAAGGGTTCTAATGGCCAAATTTAAAGACAATGCTTCTGGTCAGGTTTATGAGTTTGCTGCTCCATACGATGTAGAGCAAATGAGAAAACATCCTGATTATACTGAAGTGAAAGAAGTAGAAGTAGTCAAGAAAGCAGTATCGGAAAAATCTACCAAGGAGTAATCAATGGCGACTGCATTAACACTTGTTAATGGGGTTCTAAGGCGGCTGCGAGAGAATCAGATTACTGGTTTCTCTGCCCCTTATACTGCATTGATCCTGGACTTCGTGAATGAAACCAAGCAAGAAGTAGAAGATGCTTGGCGATGGACAGCCATGCGTCAAACCATTTCAATTGATACGGTTCCTGGGACGCAACTCTACACCTTAACTGGTGCGGGGCAGCGGTTTCAATTTCAAGACATATTGAAACGGATGTTTAACAGCACTTCGGCTGATGAAATATTCCCCCTAGGGGGTAGTGAAATTGAGCAATACAAATGGATGGCCAGCCAAACCAACGCTTTGCCTAGCTATTACCGAATGATTGGCACAGACGGAACGGACATGAAGTTTGAATTGTTCCCCATCCCGGATGCTGTCTACACTTTGAAAATTCCGGTCTGTGTACCGAGCCTGGATTTTGTTTTACCTGAAGACACAACTAATGCTCCTAGCCTACCTATCATTCTTGGTTCGTGGGCTAGAGCCATTTCTGAACGTGGTGAAGACCAAGGCTTCAAAACTACGGACCAGTATGTTCTGTATCAGAATGCTCTCTCCTATGCAATAGGATTGGATGTTGCCAGGGTAGCTGATGAAACTACCTGGACAGTGAGCTAATGGCACAGGAACTTAAATCAGTCTCGGTTTCCCAACCTGGATTCTTTGGAATCAATACTCAAGAAAATGGAGTAGGGTTGGATGTGTCTTGGGCGTCTGAAGCATACAACTGTATTATCTCCAATGATGGTGGTATGGAGTGTCGCAAAGGTTGGCAACCTGTTTCTGATTTAGTTTCAGGGGAACCTCGTGCAGTGCAACTGCATGAGTTTATCTCTGGTTCAGGAGTAACTGAAATCCACTCTGCCTGGGATGATAATGTCATTCGCAAAGGGACTGATACCCTAAC